GAAGCTCTGATCCTGCTGTTTTTACCGATGCGTGGATAGTACCTTCCTACGTGACGGGGGTGGGGGTCGTAGGCATTACGGACTTGAAACGCTCGGCTGCTGCTGCGTTCTTCATGGAGAACCCACCGGGGCCCTCCCGAACAAATTTGGCTGAAGTCTTGCCGCCCAAGTGACCGACGAGACCCTCGTGCTCATGTGACCCATGAGGAACAATGTCGAAGTCATCGTGGTGTGCCTTCAGGACATCGAGCATGTGATGCTTCGCGTGATTGATGTGGTGGTGAGCGGTGAACAGATTGTCTAGTTGTGTGGCATTGTTGGCAATGAATTCGTTATGTGAATCGAGTTCCTTCTGCTGGGTCTCTGGTCTGACTTTCCTCTTCGCAACGAATCCACCGGCGAAGTCCTTGAGGTCTTCGATCGATCTCTTGCCACTGGTCCGAGCCATCAGGTTGGAATATCCTTGGAGCATTGTGTGGAACTTCTTGTTCTCTGGAATACGGCTGGCAAATGCCTTTGTGTTCTCGTCACCGAGGAGTTCCTCTGCCTGTCCGATGTGCTGTGCGATGGAGTCCTTCCTGTACGGACTCACGTTGAACTCCTTCCCAGTCAGGGACAGCTCAGGAGCGTGAGAGAGTGGTCCCTTGAGCTGGTCATGGTCTGGTTCGTTGCTCGTCTTGACAAGATCCCTCCCGGTGACACTGTACTGGGAGTGAGGAGCGTATGCGAACTTACCACGAGCCTTGGGGTTGGTCTTGTACTTGATCGTGTTGGACTGGTAGAGACGGTCAGCGTGGTCTGGACCGTGGAGGACATCAGCCTGCACCGCAGTCCCGTCCTTGAGGTTGTCCATCCGAGCAACCGAGTCCAGAGCAGGACTCAGGTTCCGGACATAGTGGTCCTTGCCTGTGGCAGCGATGGAGTCATGGTCATAGAACCGCTCCTTGCCGGACTTGTACGATACGAAGGGTGTTCCGTTCTTCTCTCTGCCCATGACGACACTCATCCCACCATCGACTTTGAGGGACGCACCATGACCTGCCGAGTGGAGACCGTTGAGTCTGTTGAACATCGCACGGGAATGATCAACCGAGTCTGATGGTGATCCAGAGTAGAGCATATCACCAACATGAATCATGTGGCCAGTCGTTTGAATGTCTGGTCGTTCTTCTTGTTCAATAATGAAATCTAAGAATTTTGTAGTGTCCATGTGAGTATATATAATATGGCAATTAACTTAAAAGGAGCTAACAGATGAACATGAAAGACTTTCATGCTTGGGTAAAAGCAGGCGACTTCGATAAGCCCAAAATGGGTGATGACAGTATGCACACCCGGCGTCTTCAGCAAGAGAACAAAAACGTTTTAGATACAATCAACAAGATTGCAAAAGATGGCGATCAGAGAGTGAACAAAGGATGAGAACCTTTATTGATTTTGTGACAGAGATCACCAGACTCGATACCCCTGAAGCAGATACTGAGTTAAAAAAGGCTGTTATTGGACACCTCAACAAGGGAGAGAAAATCTCTACATTCGACGGTGAGTCCCCTGCTCGAATGACGTACAGGACCACAACTGCCGCTGATGGACTAGAGAGAAAAGAAAAGATCAAGAACAGTGTATCAGCTACCATCAATCAAGGTGTAGCCGGTGGTGGATATTAAAAAAATACCTTGATTTCTGTTAAAAAACTCATATAATTTGACTATATACAGAGTCAATTATCTTATGGAGATTATATTATGACAAAGACCAAAACCGCTGCCGAAGAACTAACAAACCGTGAAGAATCTGCTCCTGTATTCGAGGAGGGATTCACCCCTGTTTCACATGTTATTGTTGTGAAGAAGAACCAACGCTATGTTGCTGTTGTTTCAAAGAATATTGCAGGAAATGAACTCATAGAAAAATGCGGGTTCGCACCTACCCCATACAAAACAAAAGAACCGGACCAGAGGGCGCAAATGCTGGCCAGCTTTCTACCTGTCATGCCTTGTTCATGTCAGTCATGTCAGCACATGGGTCCGACGATCATTGTTCCAACTGGAAACATGATCTTCTTCCAGTTTTCTACAAAATCGAATACAAAGATTGAATTCGACGGTGAAAACGGTATCATTAGTATTAGAGCAACCCATCCAATGAAGAAGGGTGATGAACTTTTCATCGACTACACATCACTCTATCCACAGGGACCACTAGAACAAGAATCTATGTTTGCCCCAGATGTCGGAATGGACGAAGAAAAAGCAAGAAGAATCCTCGCGCAGGGTGGAATGATTCCGGGAGAGTGATCTATGCCGAGCTATGACTATATGTGTGAAGCATGTGACGAGAGATGGGATGATTTCCAGATGATATCGTCACGGGACGCACCATGCAAGAAGCCTTGTCCACACTGTAAGAAGAAAAAAGTCAAGCGGACACTTCCAAATGAATTTCCTCAGTTGGAAGCCGATACAACATTGACCGCCAACAAAAAGACTGGTGGTCAATGGAATGATCTGATGCACAAGATGAAGAACTATACACCGGATCGGTATCATGACAAGTTAGACAAAGCATCATCTAATAGCGGCCGAAAGTGGGATAGGTAATGAGTCAGCAGAGGAGTTGCTGTTGTAATCCAGAACAAGATTTTGGCTTGGCCTGTTTGCATTCAGATAAACTGACTCCGCCTGCTGGACTTAGAGAATACAGCAAAAAAGACTATCAGGCAGGATGGTCAACACAGTTCTACAGCAAGTTTGTTGAACCATTCAACGTATATCGTACTGGTCTTAGAACCGTCAGCCCTAGTACAGTATCACAGGGAATGAATGACTATGGTCCTCCCAATAGTCCAATACCCCAAAGTCAGATACATGGAGGACTATCCGAAGGTGAAATTGATATACCTGCAACCACTGGACAAGGTTGTATGTTATGTCAAGGCTCACTTATTATGTCTTTCAAAGGCCCAACATCAAGAAGGGGTGGGACGGTCGTGGATGCAAATTTTTGCAATTTCACTCCTAATTGTTCTACCTATGTTACTCGATATAACACCAAAACAACTGTTCAACCAGAAGAAGAAACAATGCATGTCCTTTATCTTGCGGTAAAGGACGTTTGGTATTATGAGAGGGGTCCGGCAGGAATCCCATATTCTTGGTTTGATGCGACTAAGCCTCCACTCCTTGCTAATGGCCCAATATCACCGCCCCAAGAACCCCCTCAGTATTGGACAGCTCTCGATCGGTTGGGAAAAAGGGACTCTTCAACTCCAAATAACCCTTTCAGAAACTGTCAGTTTAATGCAGTGTATATCCCACCAATTCAGACTGATGCCGACTATCTATGTTATCCCGAGCTGACCGCATGTACGAATCCAGCAAACCCATTTTTTGGTCCGCATGATTCAACAGGCGTATTCGGTGGGGGACAAGAACAAACAAATGCATGGAACACTATTAATGGTGTAGCCAACACAAACCCAGAATTAGCAGACTACAACATCGGAGGCCTCTTCGATTGGGAAAATTATCCTTCTCAGCAGGGTTGGCAAGATAGTGATCCGATGAATTATGTCTGCTCTCAGCTAGAATCTAATACCCACCCATGGGGGTTCAACGGTTCATTGGGACCATTCCCATTCTTCACATGTGGTGGTGTATACCAGCCAGGGTTTAGTTCATGGCAGATGTATCAAATGAGAAAAGATCCCGCTCTCCGACATCTGGGGGATACTGTTACATACGGGAATGGTCTTCGAGTTTTCAGAACTCCCAGTGAGGTTTTGACTGATCCAGAAGGAAGTCTTCCATCTGATCCTAATCTTTATACAAGCGGTTATGGCTCGCTGATGGGTACACTCTACAGGGCGAGGATTTGGGTAAAGGCTGATAAGTATATAAACAGTGACTATGAGTTTCCTTGTACTGATTCAAATAATCGAACGGTCGCATATCACCCACCAAAGACCAACGAGAGAATGATGAAGCACTGGATGGATGGTGGATATCCACAATTGGCTAAATCTTGTGCAAGTGGACCAAGTATACTGGTATACACATGCTCAGGAGTTCCTGTTTACACTAGCGATCTAAGAGATGAATATTTGAAGGGCAATATCAATGCAGAGAATATTAACGATCTCGTCGATTTTTATAATGGAAATTTCACCAAAGGCTCTCTGGGTGTGGACTCATCAGAAGGTTGGTATGAATGTAATGTAATTCCCGGTATTGAACAGTCATTAGGTGAAACCGGAAGATTCGTTGCCAAAGACTGGAGAAGGGACCAAGTAGAAAAATATTCTACTCTAGAGAGAGAATTTAAAGCTATCACAGAAGCGGTGACTGAAGGGGAGCCAGGCTTCGCACTAGCACAACAATATGCAGAAGGAATTCCTCTACCCGATTCAATTAAACAGTATCTAATTCCACAAGAAGTAACGGACGAAAAATCTGGTAACATCACCATTCAAGAGAACGAATTATTACCGGTACAGAAGTACGGACAAGAGTTCTTAAGTTTTATGATCAACCGAGCCAGACCAAAGGAACTGGCTACCGGTGAGGGGGATAATACAGAGCAAGATATACTTTTAACAGAAATGCCCTACTACCAGGCGAGTGCGTTTGATGGTACAAATTTTGAAATTGATTCATATGACCCATGGCACCCAAATAATACTGGTGCTGATTGGCCTCTTCTAGGAACCAAAAGACAAGACATATATCCTATTGTATTCAATAATCCAGGCGGGATTGAAGGGGAGTTTAATTTTAGATATCCCATACGAGACGCATATGTGAATGCATATCCCGATATTGATTTTTCCAACGATACCGTATGGAGACAATGGGTTCCTGAATGGGAAGAAAAGTTATTTGAGTCGTGGTACAAGAACAATCCAGTGTATATTCATGCATGTTCAGGTGGCTGGAGTTGGTCAGGTTTGGGTCAATATCACGAGCCAAGACTCGTTGATCCGGCACCGGGACAGTCTGTTCCGAAAGAGCAGTGTAGATGGTCCACTAATCTTCTTCGACTAGATAAACTAGAAAGTCTACAGCAGCTCGACCGAAATACATCAGTTACTCCGGGTGCAGGCCTTGTAGCTAACGTACCACCACCATATGATGAGGATTTAGAGCGGTGGACAGGTCTAGGAAATTATGATACATGTGATGGATTCCCCAATTACGTGTGGTCACAAAATATTCCACAGGCTGCATCTGGTCAGGGTGGATCTTACTGGAATCTTTCAGCCCAACTAAGAAATAAAAGATCCCGAGTGCGATGTCACACACTCAATGATATATGTACATCAGCAGGGCCCGATTCTGGTGGATGTGTGAGATGGTGTCCAGCAATTGATGATTGTGAAGGTGATTCATGTTGTTGTAAGGAAGAGGAGGAGCAAGGCCCGGTACAGGGGGGTTCGAAGGCTTGTGGTTGTGTAAATGATGGTGATCCGATCCAGATCGACAACGGCGGTGGAGTACTCAGAAATTGTTGTAATGTCTCTAGTCCACCATATACAGGAAGAAAAGCCGAGGGTGGGCTACCACTCGGAAAAGCAACATCAGCGATTTCATCTGCACAACCAACATCGGTAGGAAATAGATCTTCGAAGCAAGAAATCGACTCGTGGAATAGGATCAATCCAGAAACCAAGATGGGTGACTCATCCTTCTATGGTATTCGCTGTAGTGAAAGTGGTGGCTGCCCGATTGGTTACAAGTGTTGCTGTCCATCAGGATGTGGTGGTGATTGTTTCTGTATACCAGAAAGCAATGACTGTGATACGCCACCATGTGTATCACAATTTAACTTTAATACTTCTTGCTGTCAGACCTTTGGATCTTGTTGTTATGAGGAAGATGGCGAGTTAAAATGCATCGACAACATAACAGAAGAACAATGCATCGCAAGGAAATCTCTCGGTGGTCTTGATGGTATATTCAACAAAGATAGTGAGTGTTCTGTTGGTCAATGTCCAACAACAACAGTGCGAGGAGCATGTTTCTACACAGATAAACTACTAGATCATCAAATCTGCCGACAGACTACAGAACAAGCGTGTGCTGGACTTAGTGGTGAGTTCCATGCGAATCAGAAATGTTCCGAATTTCCAGATAAGAAAACTACCGGATACGAAGATGTAAGTGGTAGGGTCGGCGTTCGTCCCAATTCTGCCGGTGATCGTACATGTGGTAGGTTTGGTTATGCTGTAAACTGTTGTACAGAGGAAATTGACGAAGACACTGGCGAATTTGTCCGCACATGTGAAGTCAAGTGCATATCTGACTGCGACACAAAGGCAGGAGCATCAAGAATTGTTTCTAGCTGTGAATCATGTGGAGAGCTAGGTCATTGCTGTACAAAGGATGGATACTGTAGACCAAATGTGACAGAGGCAGATTGCTTTGGTACATGGTATCCCGGTCCAGACTGTGATGCAGAATCATGTATCACCACAGGAGTATTCGACACAGAGGCTGACAGAGATCTAAAGTACCCAAGAAGAAGTGCAGCAAGCGACGATACCAATCCCGATACCGGTGACGGTTCCGGTGGCGGTGCTGGTGGCGGTGCCGGTGGAGGTGGTGCCGGTGGAGGTGGCGGCGGCCTTTCGCCAGTGTGTACCTCATGTGAGAACTTCACTGCCTTCGGGGCAAACACCGAAGTTTGTCTCACGGGATATAGTAATCAATTTATGCTTTCCGGACAATATGATCCGTCCGGAAAAGCATATGAAAGGCCACTACCACTTACAGGGTGTAGAATTGCCTCTAATAAAGCCCTTTCTAATTCATGTGCAGTACGATCTATACAGGTAACCAAGATAGGATTTAGGCATGTAGTATATGCCTCAATACAAGATGCCGATGGTCTTCATGGAGGTTGTCCGGTCTCAATTACAGGAACTTTCGATAAAGAAGACAGTTGTTGTGATGCTATCTGTAATCCTGCATATTTTAGTAGTGTAAACTGTAGCACACCAGACCCTTTGGATGTTGACAGTATTCATAAGCCCGTACACACAATGGAAGTTACTGTTTATCCATACAAAATACGGTGTCAACAAGTAAGAGATAGTGCTGGATTTTGGGTTTGTGGGATACTAGCAGAACAATTAAAACCAAAAGAAACTACAGACTATGCCGTAGGAGTCGCCGGTTTGGCAGATTTCCTAACATGTCATGATTTCAAAAGGACTTTCCTTGGTGGGACTGTGGTCGAAGAGACTCAATTTTGTACCGATGGACCATCTCCGTGTGATTCTAACGGAACATGTAGCAGTATAGGTAATGGTCTTATTACCACAGTAGATACCTTGGTTGGTGGTAGTAGTACATTTGGTTTCTCTTTAAATCATAGCTCCAGAAAAACTAAAGGAGCATTTTGCCCAAACTATGGTAATCAGTTAGACTTAAGAAGAGCATTTTCTATTCCGTTCCTTCCTCCGGCGAGACAAGAGGGTAATCAACATGTTTATTCTCCCGAGGACGGCATTGGATTCATACCAAAACTTCATTGTTTACAGGATGGAACAATCTCCGAACTCAATAGCACACCAACACAACCATCAGAAGGAAGTGTATTTTCTGAATGTGCAGAATTCTATAATGATAAATTGCTCCAAGACATTAGCACTTTTGTTGCCCCACCCCCATATGAAGAATTAATATTCCATGACTATGGTGGATTAACCAATGGCGATATTACCAATTGGATGTGTCAGTCTGATCTAGATGGTTCGAATGCTAATTGGTTCAAGGGAGCCAGTGCCGAGTACGTTGATGCACAGTTCGACGATTCTCTGAATCCAAATGAATTCTGGATAAAGAAACAGTTCCCCGATTTACAATACATCCGCCTCTTTGGTGCCGGTTGCTATAACCTACCCGGATCATTTGAAGGTGGCCGCACCAGTGAAGTAAAAGACTCTGAAGGTAACACATACCCATCGGGTGGTGACTTTGCAGGGACCATGGTGCTTGCATTCGGCACAACAACAGAATTTCAGAAGTTTGATGAAGTGTATGGAAGTGAAAATCTAGAGTTGACATTTGAAACTGTCGTTCCGAATCAGCCACAAGAAGAGCCACTGGGTGGATCCAGTCACAGATATTCCTTTGTTGCACAGCCCTCATTTAACATCAATAAAGACAGCGATTTTAACGGTGACGGAAGTGAGCCGGGTGCTTTTAATGGTTGTAGTTCACAGGAAGAAAGCAGTGATGAATGTCCTCCATATAATATAAACAATAGTAACCAGAACACCGGTCGGTCCTGTTCATATTCCGAGATTGGGTTTTTAAATGGTCGAGGATTAACATATGCCAATGTTGAAAATGGTGAGGTTGGAGACTATAATGGTAAAGTCTATGAGTTCTGTTCATACTTAAACGTGAATGCCGGAGTCGATGACGAATTGGGAGGACAACTCAAACCAATATTCAGACTTCCCGATGATGAGATTCCTAGCTTCAGTGGAGTACGTGGTCCGGTGGTATTATATGCGAGAAATGAAGATGGTCAGCAAGATTATAATATGACAGTCACACTCAAGAGATTTGATGTTATTGAAAATAACGAATGTGGATTCTGTTATAGTCAGATAGAAGGAGATCCTTTATATGGAGGGTTGATGGTTGATTCCGCTACTGGGATTGCGATACTCAGAACTAAAGAAGAGTGTCTCACTATTGATCCACAGAACAGCGGAAATGATCGTCAATTTTTCCCGAATGTATCGGGTATAACTACTGGTGGTGCTTTGGGATGCTGTACTCACGAAATAGGAGATCCTTTAGATATGTCTACAAGTAGTCTTCCTTCAGCACAACCCTGTAATAGTTGGCAGGAAAAGAGTGATGTGTCTCACAGTAATCCTGCTAGAACATTTGGCAATGGAGATTGTATTTGCGATGAGCAACCGTAGAAATATTAACAAAGTAAGATCCGAAGGTGGTTTTTTTAGGTATGGTGTCCAGTATGATGATAAATCAACTGAATCAATTGGTTACGCAAAGCCTGATCCTAAGGCTATGAGTGCAAATCATGGTTCATATGGCCAACCAGTACCTAACCCCAAAAATATAAGAAAAATCACCGACATTATAAGGGAACAGAAAGAGCGTGAAGAACTAGAACTGAAACGCGAAAAAACAAACGCCCTTATAGATAAACTTCTATCATTACGTGGAATAAAAAATATTGTACCAACAAAGATAAAAACTATCTTTACGAATCTTCCTGTTCTCACACCTAAAAACATCTACAAGTATCTCAGGGCAGAAGTCTCAAACATTGAACAGGGACCAGTCTCTCTTCCAGTCTACGAAGAGCGAAAGAAAATCTGTGGTGACTGCCCGAAGAGAATGTTCCCCGAGGGATATAGTGATCCACTCGGATTCTGTACCGAATGTGGATGTGGTGCAAACCCCCGAGCACAGCTCACAGTCAAACTGAAGCTCCCTGCGACATCTTGTCCGCTAGGTAAATGGGATGAGGCACCCGGTATCTACGAAGGGCTGTGGGGCCGGATTAGATATATATTTACAAGAAGGAGATCGAAGTAATGCAGTTTACAAGAATACAAGGTGTCACAGGTGGTGCAGGTTTCACGACTGGCGCATCAAACAAAGGACTCATGTTGAGCGGAAACAACAGCAGAATTGATGCGACTGATATGTACGGAAACACTTTCCATATCGATCATTCTGCTCGCATAGGTTCATCAATATGGCCGATTAAGGTCGCTTCGGTAGAGGCAGTAGAAGGCGATGCTTACATCCTTTTCTAGAAGTAAAAACTATGGCCAGAGCAAACGACGGAAATTTTGAAACCACTTACACAAAAGTCGTAGGTATCACCGGAGGCATGGGCTTCTCTGGTGGTGGTCCACTTCCTAGAGCATTACTACTTGCAGAAGAAAAGATCAAGGTTACGTTCAACGACATCCATGGCAACGAAGTAGTTATCGGATTCTCTGCAAGTCCTGCCGGTAAACCAATACTACTCGAAGGTCTACAGGTAAGTGATGTTATATTAGTAGAGAATGGGTCAGGCACTGCTGGTAAAAATGCAGCAGCGGTACTTTGGTAGGAACACATGGGATATCACGAAAGAACATATACTAAAGTACAGAGAGTACACATCGGTGATACAGCAGACTTCCGTGGCGGTAATGGTCCGCTCCCTAGAGCAATCATGGTTGGTCAAGGCACACAATTCACAATGATAGATCAGTATGGCAATCAATCAACTATTGGTAGCTCAGCCGCCACCGAGGTGACCAGAATATTCGATGGTCTACAACCCGCATATATTAAGACTGTGACCAGTGGTGTTCTCTACCTACTCTGGTAAAAAAACCTAAAAATAACGAACTTTTTCTCATAAGTGGCATATATACTATGTGAGAAACATAAGATCAGTCCTTTTTGTACTCCTGATCGTCATAACACCTAGTTGTCAGTTCAGTGAAAAGTTAGACGACACCGATCGTACACCACCACAATCCAAGGGTCCACAGACCGAAGAACACTTCATGTTCATAGATCATGATGATGTTCCTGCTTCCGGCTCTCTGTACAGAAAAGACGGATCATTTGTCGGGTCATGTGTTCTGATAGATGAGAACCGAGCACTCACCGCAGGACACTGCATCGAGCAGGGTGACCTAGAATACGCCAGATTTGGATCAGAGTTTTTTCTGATTGATGAGCAGTTCCTACACAAAGACTATGACCTTGGTGATGATCTAGGACTCATCACTTTCTGTACTCCCGTATCATACACACCAGTGCCCATAATCAGTATCGACAATGTGCCTCCCATGACTCCACTCCATACAATTGCACATGGAAATGGGGAAAAGAAAATAAGTCGTGATGGAACTTTCCATTATTATGGTATACTAAAGAACAAACCAAACGAGATTGTTTTTCTACCACTCAAGGCTCATGTCTGGTTTGGTGACTCTGGTGGTGCTCTGGGATATCTAACTTGGGACAATCATTTCTTTCTGTTAGGAATCATCACACACTTCGGTGTCATCGATGGGAAAATATATGAATGTGTTGCGCGTAGGGTTGACAATGTTGATATTGATGGTGATATTTGGCAGCCTTGGTTTGCTAAATAAAGTGAAAGAGGAATCCCCACACATGCAATCATTCGTGACTTTTTTATTAGAACAGAATCAACGTGAAATTAAAAAAGGTGATACGTTCTACAGCATTGCAAAGGCTCAGGGAATCTCAGTAGATGACATCACCAAGGCGAATCCGAAAGTAGATCCAACCAAACTACAGCTAGGTCAGTCGATAAACCTACCCGGATCCAACAAACCAAAACCAGAACTCAGCGGAAGAGCCTTGTATGCAAAGGATCTTATTCCACATGAAGGATTCCGTGCTAGGAGATACAAGGACCACAAGGGCAACCCTACAGTCGGTTACGGTCACATGATTGGACCAGACTCAAAGAAACGATTCGAAGCTGCTGGTATTGGTGATCAGTACCAAGGAGTCTGTGTTGGGGGTGACTGTGGTCTCTCAAAGCAGGATGCAAATAAACTTCTCCAGCAAGATCTAAAAGACATCTATGAACCACGGACAAGAAAACTTCTCCCGAAGTTTGATCAGTTAAATCCAGAGGCACAGAGTGCTGCGGTTGGATCTGTGTATCGTGGTGGTCTTTCCGGTAGCCCGAAGACACGCGGTCTTCTCAATCAAGGAAAATTCCCGGAAGCCGCGAAAGAATTCCTCGACAATGAAGAATATCGAGAGTCTATGCGTCAGGGAACTGGTGTACACAAACGAATGAAACAATACGCAGATGCCTTTTCTCAGGCATCATACGCACAATAAAATAGCGCCTTGGGCACGCTACCTTAGGGCTACGCCCCCC